CAGTAAATGGTAACTCTCCTGCTACACTAGAAACGTAACATTCAGAGTTTTTATGGCTACCACGCCCGCACTTCGCGCCATTGACCGTTTACGTAAAGCGGCAAATTTAACTCCAACCAAGAAAACAGTTGAGTTAAGCGACGGTACCACATTTGAGCTGTGGCGCACCCCCTTGGTAGCAGCAGAACGCGAACGTGCTCAGAAGGCTGCAAAATCAGAAGACGCTACTGCATTTGCACTACAATTGCTGATCCAGAAGGCCACCGACGAAAACGGCACCAAGTTGTTTTCAGCGGCGGAGATCGACGTACTCAAAAATGAAGTACGCGACACCGACCTCCAAGCCCTGATGCTGGCGATCCTGTCCAGCGACGAAGAGACTGAAATCGACCCCAAGAACTAAAGGCGCAGCTCAAAAAAGACAACTGGCTGATGCTCCAGCTCCACATCTGTAAGGAGCTGGGGCTAACGCTGTCTGAACTGCGCCACCGAATGACCGAAGAAGAGATCCTGCTTTGGAGCGTGTTCTTCGAGATCCTAAACGACCAGCAAGAAGAAGCAATGCGAAAAGCAAAACGGCGCTAGCTTTGACAGCTTTACAGCGTGTAGAATAGGTTAGAAATAGGGGTGGTTACGTGGGGAGGTACAGTGCCGATATAGAAATTGCCGTTCGTGGTGGCCAACAAATTGATAACGCTATTAGAAGTGTTAATAGACTTAATAACTCTATAAATGTAATTAACCGTAACGCTAAATTACTAGAAGGACCTAAATTTAATGTTGCCAATTTAGACAACTATAGCCGTGCTGTAAGCCGAGCTGACAGGGCAGTACGTCGAGCAGCCGAGGGCACAGAATTAGAACGTATTGCTATACGTAATCTCGTCGCAGCAATGGAGCTTGAAAATAAAGCGCGAGACCGCAAAAACCGTCTTATTACACAAGAAGTTGCTAATCAACGCAAAGTAGTTGCAACAGCAGATGCCGGTGTAGGTGTTCAAGGTCCTGCTATACCTCGTTATATGTATGGCCCAGCCGTGCCCCCAGGCGGTATTCCAAAAAAATCCCGTGGTGGTGGCGGAGGTACTACTAAACTACCCGCAAGTAATAGCTTTTTAGAAGAACTATCTAAACCCACCAGTAAGTTAGGTAGTGCAGTTATTGGCGGCGGTTTCCCTGCATTAATGGGTGGCGGCCCGGGCACCATACTAGGAGGTGCATTAGGTGGCGCAGTAGGAGGTTTTGCAGGTTCTATTGCTGCTTCTGCCCTCGGTCAATTTATAGACCAAGCCGTTGTTTCTGTACAAAAACTAGGTAACGCCTTTGCCCTTGTAAAAGACGATTATTCCGCAATACGTGAAACAGGCATACAATTTACAGCCGAGCTGGAAAACCAAGTACGAGCTGCTAAACAACTAGGAGAATACACAAGAGCCAACCAATTACAACAATCAGCTCTAATTGTAACCGGCGACATAAGTGCTTTTACAGGATCACAAACATCAGCAACTGAAGGTGTCGCAGCTTCTGTAAACAGATTAAACGCCGCATGGAACGAAGTAACTAAAACCGTATCGCTATTGTTGGGTTTAGTGGGCGCTCCATTTATAGAAGCTATAAGCCTGATATTAAAAGGCGTAAACGCTGTTCTTGTTGTTGTCAATGCCCTGGCTACAGGAGTCGGAGGTCTACTTGCTCGGATACCTGGGCTTGCAGGTCTTATTAAAAGAAGTAACGAAGAGGCCCTTAAAACAACTGCTGAATACCAAAACCAGATTGCAGAACAAGACAAACTAATCGAGCAAGCAATAAGGTTAAACGCCGCAAATGCAAAACTAAATACACTTGCATTAAAAAATGTAGGATTGCTCGGAGCAGAAAAACAAGCAGCAGATTTAACATTACGCTCAAAGGAAAAACAAGCGGCACTGGAAGAAGAAATACTAAAAATCAGAGAAGCCGCCTCTACGGGTACCGAAGAACAAAAAGCAAAAGCAGCACAACTAGAAGCCCAAGCTCGCCGTAAGTCCAACATTGAAATTTTTAAGGACCAGATAGCCCTATATGGCAGTTTATACGACCAGATAACAGCAGACAACATCAATATAGCGCGTCAAAAAGAAGATCAAGAAAAGAATTACCGCGACATGGTGCGGGATACTGCACGACTACAGCAGGACCTAAATCTAGATATAGCAAGGAAAGCGCAAGATCTAAGAGTACAAAACATCGAAAAAGAAAACGAATTAATAAAACGACAAGCAGATTTGCGTATAAGCGGATTGGAACTGGAGAGCAAGAAACGCTTAAGCGCATTGCAGGATGTACCAGTCGGTGCCGATCCTGAAGAACAAAAAATTAAAATAGGTGTTACTGAAGCTGTCGATACCTTAAAGATAGAACTAGCAAAAATAGATGCCGAATCAGCAAACAGACAACGTAAATTAAAGACAAACCTACTCAAGCTGGATCTTGAAATTGAAAGAACTAAGTACGATACAGCTTTGCGCGTAGCACGTATAAACATAGACAATCAAAACAAAATTGCACAAATAAACACACAGATAAACAGGCAAAATGAGGATGCTTCAAAGAAAAATTACACCCGAGCCTTAACTATTTTACAGAATGAGTTAAAAGTAAAAACTGCCGATACGTTAAGTTTAAGAGCCGACTTTGCTCGTGCTAATCCTACGGCCACTGGACAGGCAAAAGTATATTTAGATCAAGTACTTAAGGAACTTCAAACCACAGCAAACGTATACAGTCTTATATTAGCCAGAGTAACTGGGTTATTAACGCAAGTACCAACGGCTTTACCGGAGGTTAAGCAACTACCTACGGTGACAGGCAATGTTTCACCGATTACAAGCCAGCAAACTAAAACACAGGGACTCTTACGAGTAAGCGACCAAATAGATGCACAAGAAGCACAGGTAAAAACAAACGAAGCCTATCTCAATGCAGTCAACAAAGCTAAAGACGCAGCTAGGGTTCAATTTCAAAGTATACAAAACTTACGAGTCGCAAACACAAAAAACATAGAACTCGAAAAAGCTCGCAGAGCTATAATTGTAACCGAAATAAACCCAGCACTCGCAGAGCAGATTGCTATTAATACGCGCACGTACGAACAGGCAAAATCTAACTTAGCGGTGCTTACTCAACAGACAGCGGAGTTGTATAAAGGCACCTCTCGTGAGCAAGAGATTGCAGACTTTATGGCTGCTAAACTTAAAGATTTAGAAGCCGAATATGTTTTATTACAAGCAAACACCATAGAATTAGAAAAGCAAAAGTCTCTAACCGAAACCACAGCAATGCTACAGGCGGGTAAACGCCAAATAGCCGGAGTAGAGGCTGGAGCAAGATCGGGTTTTATAGGTCAAGCCCAAGGTGCCTACGCCACCGCGATTACCGAAAACCGCTCCGTAGAGGAAGCAACCGCTTTAGCACAACAGGCCCAAGCACTGGAACTCGCCACCACCAAAGCCCGCGCACTGGAAAGTGCATACCAAGACATAGGCAGTGCCACTGCAAGCCTGATGACCGAAGGCGTCGCCGGTCTAGTGGCTGGCACCACAACCGCGCAACAGGTATTCGCCGATTTCTTAAAGAACATTGGCGATGCTTTGATCAAGGCAGCGCAACAAATGATCGCGCAATACTTGGCAATCGCCGCCGCTCAGGCACTTGCAAATATGTTTAGCCCCGCCGCTGGAGTAAGTGGCGCTAGCGCAGGATTTGGAATGCCTGAAATAGCATCAGGATTCAACATGGGTCCACAGAGAATATTCGGCTTTGCCGCTGGCGGCAACCCACCTGTTGGCAAGCCATCGCTAGTTGGCGAACAAGGCCCTGAGTTGTTTGTACCACGTACTGCTGGCACGATTGTTCCAGCAGGCCCCACCGCAGGCATCCGCGAGGCAATGGCTAACGGCAATGGTCAATCCAACGCTAGTCCTGTACTAAACATGAGCTTCGAGTCCAGCACTATCAACGGAGTAGAATACGTAAGCCGCGATCAGCTAGAAGCTGCGATGATGGAAACACGTCGTCAAGCATCACGCGATGGCGCTAAACGTGGCATGACAATGACTTTAGATAGACTGCAACAATCACCATCCACTCGTAGCCGTATAGGTCTGGGCTAATGGCTGCTTTCCCTTCCTTTACACCAAGCCAACGTAGCTTTAAGCCAGGCATCTATCCGCAACGCTCATACCGTTCATTATCAGGCGTGGTAACCAAACGTACATTTGGTAATTCACCAAGCCAAGCAACATTAGAAATGAGTTTTAATAATGTGCCCGACTCAACTGCTGCTTCAATTATTGCGCACTACAACTCACAAACAGCAGCAAACCGTAGATTTCTTGTTGACAATACATTAGGTGGCATTGATGAATCACTAAGAGACTATGCAAACGGTAGTGAAAATAATCTACGCTGGGAATACTCTGGGCCACCAGAAGTGCAGTCAGTACGACCGGGACGTAGCACTATTACCGTATCATTAATAGGCGAAATCCGTGATCCAAGGAGTGATGACTGATGGCGCTTGATATACGCATTGCACAATTTTTTAAGCTGACTGCAGCAAACGGCCAGCAACATTATTACCAAAATTACTTTGCTAATGAAACTAGAAACTATGGCGGCAAGTTCTATAGCTTTGCACCATTCCAAACACAAGGCACAACAGCAGCCTTAAATGGTGATAATAATGTGTTGCAAGTATTATTTCCTAATGTAGATTTTGCAGTGCAATTGCTTTATAGCAGCAACAGCAACCGCCTATCAGTACTGGAGCTAACAACACAATGGCTAACGGCTGAGAATGCCTATGCAGGAACAGCATTAACAGAATACTATATTGGCATTGGTTCTTCAATCAGTGAAACTACATTAGAACTGCGATTTAGAAGTTCCGTTGATAGTGTTACATCAAACTTTCCTAATCGCACATTAACCCGTGAACTAGCTGGTATATTACCGCTAGATGCACAGTTGTTTTTACAATGATTAATACTAACGATCTAATCGGTTTGCAATATGGCTGGGGCCATGCACCAGATGATGGCAGCGGTAAAACCGATTGCTTCCAGCTTGTATGTGAAGTGCGCAGCCGTCTTGGTTTAGGTGATTACCGCGATCAGTTTGATTGGGTGTACGACTCGTTTACTGAAGATAATTTCCGCCGTGGTTGGATTGCCCGGTGGTTATTGCAAAACGGTAAGCGCACTACAAATAGGGATTTGGGTTTAGTTGGCTTGCTGCCAGGCGCAGCAGGCGCTGCATTAGGCAGTATTATGGGCGATGGAACCGTATTATTCATTGCGCCTAGCAAAGCAGTGATACGCACACCAGTAGCCGTGAACTACGCATTTAGGATGAACAAATGACACGCAAGCTGCTACCTTACGAATACCAGCTAATCGAACAGCTAGGGATTAGCAAGGAAGAATATATTGAGTTTGTTGCTGTACAAGCTGCATATAACGACCCCAAAGCTGGTACAGTTTTTGATACTAGGAACGACGTTGTATCAGGAATTATTGCTGTTGTTGGCATTATATTTTCAGTCGCTTCAACGTTATTAAGGCCAAAGCCTAAAATTAGTACCCCACAAGGTGTATCAGTTGGCACACCACCGCCAGGCGCACCAACAGAAGGGGTTGGCGGTCAAGCGCAGACACGCGAGCAACGATTCTCACCGCGATTTGGTTTCAATGGTCAACAAGATTTAGCGAAATATGGTGATCCGGTAAATTTAATTTATTGCAACACTGACATCAACCCTAAAGGTGCAGTACGTGCCGCCACATCATTAGTATGGAGCGCCGTGCGTAGTTACGGGTCATCACAATTTGTACAGCTTTTATTGGTATTAGGTGCCGGGCGTATTGCAGGTATAAATGCCGATAAGTCAGCATTTGGGCAAGTGGCATTAGAAGATTTAGTAGCACAAAATAAATTCTTTTACCACAACAACCAAAGCACTGGTTTATTAACCTGGAATGATGAAGATTATGGTCGCGCATCAGAAGATCCTACTTTTTATGGTACTGGCATAAACAACCCTTACCGTTTGCAACCATCAGCCGAAAATGTACGAGTAGATGGCTTCAGCCAAGCATATAGCCCTGGAACACAAAACGCATTTGGTGTTTATGGTGTCGTACCAATAAATACACTTGTATATCAACGCAACGAAAATGGTGATAAAATATCACAAGCAGTTGGTATTACCGCAAACTATAGTTGGGTGCGTGGGCAAAATTTAACTGTAGGTACAGAAATTACAATAACAATAATAAATACAAAAGAAGATAGATTAGGCGATGAAGATTTTATGGGTCAAAACGACCTATTCCAGCAAGCGCAAGAAACAAGACGTACATTAGCGACTGCATTTGATGCAAGCGGTATATTTAAGCTTGGCTCTGCTGTATTTAAAGTAACAGGTATTGATGCTGGCTCACCAGATGAGCGAGATATGCACATAAATATTAGATGTATTGAAGCTGGTTTTGCACCTTACTCTGGATACGATGATGTTACACCACCAGCAATCACTGGCGGTAATGCAAATCAAGTACGAACTGATCCTGCTTATGTAAATGCAGTAAAGATTTTAGACGCATTAGCAGCAGAGGACGATAGGATAGCAAAAAGAATATCAGGTTATACTGGCTTAGACAGCGGTGATCCATATTTTTGGGAGTACAGAGATTACTCATTTGTAAATATAGTAGAGGGGACGCATCCACCGCAAAACACAGAACCAGGGGCGGAGCAATGGGAATACGCAAAGGAAGTTAGAAACAATTTTTTCGGGCCAACACAAGGCTCAGGCGTTTGGAAAAGCTATTTCCTTGGGGGAGCATTCGACGAAGATGGTAACGAGATCATCACCCAATACGGTTATTACAAAGCAAGAGACATATCGCAAGAAGAACGGAATGCTTATTCTGTATACAAAAATGCCGAATCCACAATAACAGGCCCTGAATCATTATTCTTTACTAAGGCATTAGCGCGAGCCGAATCAGCATCATATCGTACAATTCAACAATGTAATATTGTAGATTTTGCAATTAAAAGTCGTGTATTCAAACGTATATCAGGAAGGCAAGAACGTTACGGCAAAAACAATCACGGCGGCTACCCCATCAGCGATAACGGCATTAAAAACCGTGTTGCAATGTTTTTGTTTAAATACCGCAAAGCTGGGGCACCTTCGTTTGCAGTAGCACCAGTAATTATTGCCGTGAGTCGTGCTGCTGATATTGATAACTTTAACTATATTAAATTTGCTAGTACACTAGATACAGCAGACTATTGGGAATTTAAACTAGAATCAATTGCTGAAACATTTGCCGAGATTAAAAAACACCCAGAATTACGTCAAGCCGATGGTTCTACAAATTTCTTGTATTTAGAAAATTCGCCAAATGCCGTTACAATTACACTAGACAATGTAGGTACATTACAAGCAGCAGGGCGTCTTTTGAATAGTGGCCAAGGTTTCCCGCCATTAAATGAATCACCACGCAGCATATCAGAATGGGACTTATTTAATCTTGATGCTGATAGCCAATGCCAATTTTCGTTTGAAGCAGGCCCTGAATTTGCGCTTACCTGTGTGACCGAACAACAAACACAATCATTTAGCGCATTCCCAAATTTATACAAAAACCTTAGTATGGTTGGCCTTAATTTATATTCTGGTCGTAATTTACAAGACCTGCGTAGCTTTACTGCATTTGTAACACATGGGCGAGTATCAACACGTCTAGACCAACCTGATGCTATTGGGTGTGCAGCTCACGCACCAGACATATTTTTAGATACTGTTGTCGATGCAGAAGATGGCATTGGTAAATATGCCAAAATTGAAGGCGTTGATGTTGCGCAGTTAACAAAAACAAAACGGTTTTGTCGTGTAAATAAATTATTCATGGATGGTATTATTGCTGATACTACTAACTGGCGGCAGTTTTGGGTTGATGCAGCACCATTTAGCTTGCTGGAGTTTGCACGTATTGGCGGCAGGGAAACATTAATACCAGCCGTACCATACAATGAAAACACTGGCGCAATAAGCCGTAAAGTAAATGTATCAGCTCTATTCAATCAAGGCAACATACTAGAGAATAGCTACAAGGAAGAACATCTTGATTATGGCTCTAGCGTACAAGATTTAATCGCAACCGTTGTATACCGTGGCGCTGATATAAATGGCACATTCTCAGCTAACCGTGCAGTAGAAGTAAAGTTAAAAGATACACAGGAAGTTGATGCAGTACGTGAAACTTTCTACGTGTCACAATTTGTTAGCACTAGAGAGCAGGCGGTTCTATATGGTAAGTTCCTGTGCAACATAAGGCGTCACATCAAAGTAGCAATTGAATTTAAGACATTCCCTACCATGGACCCAATCAGCCCTGGTGCATTTATCTATGTTGATATTGGGCAAAATAGCTGGGACGGTATTCGCACAGGCATCGTTGGTCCAGGTGGTGTGCTTAATATCCCGATGGATAATTCGTTACCAAATGCAAGCTACGAGTTTTTGCTATATCAAAGCGGCAGAGCCGTGATTTCCAGAGTTGCTACTACTAGCAGCAATACTGCTGCCGGATTAGCTGATCTGGAGGGTTACCTTTTTGTGCTTGGTCAAAAAACCACTACCCGTCGTGTGTTCCGCGTAACAGAAGTAGAAATGGATGAAGAAGGCGAAATCACAGTGCGAGCCACTAACTACCCATGCACCAGCGATGGACTGTCAGAAATTGCTAATTTTGATGATGCCCAGTTTACCGTGCTAGGTGCGTTAGACTAAAGGCATCCGCATTTTTATTAGTGGCTTTTTATTCCGGGCGCACTGGAGCTTTATTCCTAATACCAGACTCTAGTACATATACCACACAACCAGATTTTGGTACTGGTGCTAATGACGTGAACCGTGTGTTCAAGATCCGCGACTGGAGTCTTGAGACATCAATGGAACTATTGGAAACCACTACTATTGATACTGCCGTAAAATCCTATACACCTGGCGTAGTCAGTTCAACAGGTAGCGCCACGGTATTGTATTACAGAGAAGAAGGCGGCGCC